AAATCCGAAACTAACTATTCACGGAGAATCCTTTCGAATTCAACTAGAAGGGAAAAGCGCCTGAAGTCGGAGAGCTTTAGAAACTCGTCACGGTCTAGGACCTTAACATCCTTTTTGTTAGCGTTCTTGCACCTCTTACGAAGCACTTCTAAACGTTCCTCGGCAATGGGTTTGCCAGTGTAATAGTAGTCTAAGATTTCTTCGGTTCCTATGAGTGGGACGGACTTCGTTGTTTCCTTCGAGTTCCGTGGCCTCGGGAGAGTAAGTGTTTTCTCCTTTGTGAGATTAACTGTGTTAACCACAGGTTCCGAGATAGGCTCTAGACCAGGGAGTGTGATCCCCCTGTTTTCTTCAGGAGCGCTTTCGACAGTGACGGAATGTGAAGCGATTACTCGCTCACTACGTATATCTAATACGGATTCCAGAGTCTGACTAGAATGACGCAACTTCACACCACCCAATTTGGTAGGTAGCAGAAGGGATATCCTTTTTCTACTCCAAGTCCTGGTGACCCGATAGAGCCACCTTCTTACGAATTTTCTCTGCAATGGGTACATGTACCTCATCCGGTCCACAAGAGCTTGAACACCAGCGAACTGGTCCTTTCCACTCTTACAAACTATCGTATATATTGGAGGGATCACAGGGGACACATCACAACCGCGGAAATAGACGCCACCGCAAAAAACACAGGTGTCATCGCTCACGACAGTTTTAGCTCGATTAAGCACCAGACCAACACTATTGACTGCTTCCTCATATACTGAGAGGGGTAGTACCCCGACGACGTCGTCGCCGCATAGTGCATAGGTCCTTGTAACATAAGTTGAGATTATCGCGTTATGAATTAGTGACGCAAGCTCAAAACAACCTCGAAATCCCATTAGAGGGACCCTCGGCTTAATTTGAGTACTGTCGGGCATGGTTATTTCACTTTCGGTTATTAAGGGATATAGGTTAGCCGCGTTAAGGGCTCTCAAAGCGCCCAAAATGGTGCCCGGACTGAAGAGATCGGTGAAGGAGCTCAAGTCGCAAGACACGAGCTTTTGCGGTTCAGAAGTCTTTATTAGTTCCTTCTTCCCCTTGAAGAACGACATGATGAAGTTTTTGGGCCTCTTTACCTCGACCTTAGAATTAAATCTGTTAGTCTGCAGTAAAGGAGGCTGCATCTTCGGTTTACAGTCAGTCCATCCCTGGCTTTTAAGTTTGCCAATCTCTTGGTTGCTTGAACAGTCATGGGAGATCTTGTCCAAGAGGGCCCTACAACGGTCATAAAGATCGTTGGCGTGCACGAAACCATTATAGCTCACAATTGAGCGTAATTTTCCTCCCTTTTCAGTGAGGACGTTTAACCGTCCTATCGGTTCAGTGGACAGAAAAAAGTTAGCTCCTCGTGAAAGCGTATGTATTTGCTTTCCATCCGACCCATAATCATGGGCAAGACAACGGGCAACAATTCGAGGTATAAGGATTTCCTCGTCTCGTTTCTTAGCTGACTTGAAACATTTCTGGGACCTGTTTGTGGTCCTGAACCGGGATCCGTACGGAAAAGTTTGAACTATGCTCTGTAGATGCATCTGTTCTAAGAACGTTTGCATCATATCATGTACAGAGTCGCTTTGCTTTTAAGTTGTTTTTATTTAATAATTTTTGGGAATAAACCGGGTTTTTTAAAAAAAAAAAAATTAAACAATAA